GGTACAGCTGGTGGACGCTAATCTAAGTAAGGGGTAACCACTCCCCTTACTTTTTTGTTATTTAAATTGGAGAACCCATGGCCGAATTATTTGGTTTTGAAATCAAGAGAAAAGCGCAGCCGTTAGACATCCCTTCGTTTACACCTAAAGCAGCCGATGATGGCGCGATGGTTGTAGCCGAAGGCGGTGTCTATGGCACGTTTGTCGATCTTGATGGTGCAATTCGTACAGAAGCAGAATTAGTCAATAAGTATCGCGAAGTTGCAATGCATCCTGAGGTCGAGATGGCCATCGATGACATTGTTAACGAAGCTATTGTTGCTGATCCTAAGAAAGAGATCGTCAGCCTTAACCTAGACGATCTAGAACAGCCAGACAAAATTAAGAAACTGATCCTAGAAGAGTTTGACAATGTAGTCGACCTTCTTGAGTTCAATCAGCATGCCTATGAGATCTTTAAGAAGTGGTATGTAGACGGTCGTCTGCTGTACCATGCCATGATCGATGAGAAGAATCCTCGTGATGGTATCAAGGAACTTCGCTATATCGATCCTCGTAAGATCCGTAAGGTTCGCACTCAGAAGAAGAGGCGCGTTTCTAATCAATCGAACATCACAGTTCCACAGACCGGTGAAGAGTTTTACGTTTATAATGAGAAGGGATTCTCGAAGACTGCAGGTGTTCCTAATAACACCTCTACCTTCCAGGATACCGGAGCTCAGGGTCTTAAGATTTCAGTTGACTCTATCGTTAACGTATCATCAGGTCTTGTCAATGTAAACGGCGACCTGGTTATCGGATACCTCCAGAAGGCTATCAAGCCGCTGAATATGCTCAAGGCGATGGAAGACTCGTTGGTCATCTATCGTATCTCTCGTGCACCTGAACGTCGTATCTTCTACATCGATGTTGGTAACCTTCCTAAGCCTAAAGCTGAACAATATCTTCGTGATGTTATGACTCGCTTTAAGAATAAGGTTGTGTATGACTCAACATCCGGCGAGATCCGCGACGACCGTAAGCATATGACGATGCTGGAAGATTTCTGGCTGCCACGTCGTGAAGGCGGTAAGGGTACAGAGATCACCACGCTCCCGGGAGGGCAGAACCTCGGTCAGATGGATGACGTTACATACTTCCAGAACAAACTATATAAGTCACTGAACGTTCCTATCGGTCGTATGGATCCATCGGCACAGTACAGCTTTGGCCGTGCTACAGAGATTACCAGAGACGAAGTTAAGTTTGCTAAGTTCATTACTCGCCTCCGTGCACGTTTCTCGGATCTATTCACAAAGATTCTTGAGAAGCAACTGATCCTTAAGGGTATTATCACATCTGAGGACTGGGCAGAGTTTAAGGCAAACTTTAAGTTTGAATACGCTGAAGACAACCACTTCGCAGAACTTCGTAACACAGAAATCCTTCGCGATCGGGTTTCAATGCTTCGTGATATCGACGACTACACAGGTAAGTACTACTCACACGAGTGGATCCGTCGTAATGTTCTCTATCAAACTGAAGAGGACATGAAGGAAATTGACGAACAGATTGCACAGGAAGTAGATAACCCACAATATAATCAGCCAGTACTAGGTCCTGATGGACAACCTATTGATGGCGCACCAATGCAGCCAGATGCAGGAACTCCTCCTACTCCAGCAGCACAACCACCTAAGCCAGCAGACTTTGGTCCTGCAGTGCCAGATGTGGTGAAGAAACCGGCTTGATTATAAATAAAAGGTAATTTGGAGAGAATTTATGCCAACCGTTGATGAACTAATTAATTTTGCTATCAATCAGCAGCCAACTAAGTTTGCTTCTGCTTTTGACGAAATCATGGGCGAAAAGACAACAGCAGCAATTGATGCTATGCGTACTGATGTAGCGCAAGGTATCTATGCAGCAGAGGAAGATGATCTAGACGTAGAACAAGACGACGAAGAACTCGATGATGACGATGTTGATACAAATATCGATGACGACGAGTTTGATGATGTCGACGACTTTGATCTAGACGACGAAGATTTAGACTTTGATGACGATACAGATTTAGAAGGACTGGACGACGATGGCGAAAACGCTTAAGGATTTTCTAGAAGGTTACTTGAAGGTTAAGTCTGCCGATGAACAGAAGTTTATCGACAAGCATGTAACTGCCAAGAATCCTGACCGTAACGGCAACGGCGATGATGTCTTCAAAGGCAGCACAAAGCCTATCGACCGTCGTAAGGAACGCAAGGGTTATAACCCAGGCGAAGACGAGAAGGTATACGAGGAACTAAAGGGCAATCAACACAAGATCGATGCCAACAAGAACGGCAAGGTCGATGCTCATGACTTCAAACTTCTGCGTAAGAAGAAGAAAGTTGCTGAAGAAGCAGAGCAGATCGATGAACTTTCTTCAGATACATTGAAGAGCTATAGAACAAAGGCTCGTGCTCAAGGCAACAAGATTGTCGATAAGATGAAGATGGGTGGCGGCGACTGGTCAAAGGATCAGCAAGACACCAAGACTCTTCGTAAGAGATCAGCCGGTGCTCAGGCATCAGGTAAGCAACTTGTTAAGCGCGGTGAAAGTCTAAAGACTGAAGAAGCTGAACAGATCGACGAACTTTCAAATGATACACTTCGTAGCTACAGAATGAAGGCAAAATCTATTGCTGATCATGGCGGCGATACCCGTGCTAAGGGTCGCGAACTAGCTGGCCGTAAGTCATATGGTGGTAGAATGGCTGGTGTTGAAAAAGCCAAAGTTATGGCCAAAGAAGAAGCTGAACAGATCGACGAACTATCGAACAAGACTCTCGGTTCTTATGTCAAGAAGGCAAAGGATCAGATGAGCCGTTCGGATACACTTGCTGGTCGTGCTATGGGTGCTCGCGAGCATGGTGCTAAGCCAACTGCTGCTGAACGCAAGCACAATGAGCGTGCCAATAAGCGCTACTTCGGTATCGACAAAGCTGTTGATAAGATGACTAAGGAAGAAGTAGAGATCAACGAAGCACATTACGCACTCGATGTTTCTGGTGAATACGGTAATAAGGCCGCTGACGATTTTGTCGGTCACGCTAAGAAGGCTGGTATCAAGGCTAAGGTACATACATACAATGGTCCTGGTGGTGGTAACCCAGTTGTTCACCTTTCACATGCAGATCATAAAGTAGTTCATAAGTTCCTCAAGAAGGTATATGATCCACACATGACAAGCGACCAGATCGAGCGTCATAGATTTAATGTCAAGGAAGAAGTAGAACTCGACGAGAAGCTATCAGCGAAGACACCTATGGGAACATATATCAAGGACTTCCAGAAGTCTAATGCTCCACAGTTCAAGGGCAAGTCCGCAGCAAAGCGCCGTGTAATGGCTATTGCTGCTAAACTGACAGCTGAACGTGGTGGTAAACCCCTCAATAAAGAAGAGCGTCTACAAGATCGCCTAGCTGATATCTCCGAATCACATCAGCGCGTAATGCTCGATGTATTCGAGCAGCTCAATGAAGAAAACAAGACAAAGTTCATGGAAGCATGTGCAACTCCTGAAGGCGTTGATCAAATGCTCGACTTTGCTATCAGACACAGAGGTGAATAATGGCCGTATCAATTTCTAGTAGAAAAAACACATCGTTTGTTATTCACGTATCTGCTGCTAATTCAGGCAATATCGTTCTGTCTGGCAATAGCACAACAACCAACGTTAACGGCACATCAACCTGTGTAGCTATCGGCGATGAGATCCTCTCAGGTGCTTATATTACTCAGGCTTTCTGGGGATGTGACGGAACCGGTCATATTCAAGTTTACCGTGGTGCAACACTAGTTGCTACCTATGATTCGACTGGTCAGAAGGATTATGCAGGTTGTGGGATGCCACTGAATGTTAATCCTACTGCAAACCTTGTAGTTAACTTTGTTGGTTCCTCGAACGCATACTGCCTTCTAGAACTGCAGAAGCAAGGTACATTTACTTCAGAATATAACAATAGGTAAGAGACATGAAACTAATTACTGAACTTACTGAAGATGTAAAGGTTGTTACTGAAGCCCGCGAAGACGGGAAGAAGAACATGTACATCGAGGGTATCTTCCTTCAGGGTGGTATCAAGAACCGCAACGGTCGTATGTACCCAGTAGAGACTCTTGCCAAGGAAGTAGAGCGCTATAACGAATCATACGTCAAGTCTGGCCGTGCACTTGGTGAACTAGGTCACCCAGATGGTCCACAGATCAATCTTGATCGTGTATCTCACGTTATTACAAGTCTACGTCAAGAAGGCATGAACTGGATCGGTAAGGCAAAGCTGACAGATACCCCAATGGGTAATACTGCACGTGGTCTTATTGAATCAGGTGTTCGCCTCGGAGTTTCTTCGCGCGGAATGGGATCACTTCGCCTTAATAAAGAAGGTATTAACGAAGTTCAAGACGATTTCCACCTAGCAACTGCTGCTGACATTGTAGCTGATCCTTCTGCTCCTGATGCCTTTGTTAACGGCATCATGGAAGGTGTTGAATGGTGCTGGGAAGGCAATATGCTGGTTGCCCACAAGGCAAAGATGCAGGTTGAATCTGCAACGAGATCCCGCGAACTTGAAGCACGTAAATTACAGATCTTTGAGAACTTTCTCAACGAAATTTCCAAATCTTAATCAAATATAAATAAATTAAATTCACAAGGAGTGTACAATGTCAGATAAGGATACAACCGAAATCGTTGAGAATCTTGAAGTTCAAGACGAAATCGAAGAATCTGCTGGTTCGGAAACGCTGAAGCCAAATCCAACCACAGTCGAAAAGCTTGCTACTTTCACATCGCTATTAGCACAGCTTAAGGGTGAAGATCTTTCTCACTTCCTAAACGATGCTCTTGCACAGATCGGTAAAGAAGCCGCTCTGACACCATCTGCTACAGCTCCTGGTAAAACCGGAATGGGCCAGATGCCACGTGCAACTCTTGGTGCCGTTAAGGAAGATATCACAGCAATGTTTGCTGATGAAGATCTTACAGAAGAATTCAAAGAAAACGCTTCGACGCTTTTCGAAGCAGCACTTACAG